CCAAATCATCATAAACGAAACGATAAATAAATTGAAATAAGGAATTAGCAAGATTGTTTACACTTACATTAAAATCATTCTCATACACTACCTTAATAGGCATTGCAGGTGGTGCTTTAATGACCCTTAAGAAATTTCTTTTTATAGGGTTGTAAGTGTTGGCAATATATCGTGGAATATTTAGTTTAGTTGGACGCTTTAAGCTGTCAATAAAATAAAGCAAATCTCCATCTACTGCATCATTGTAAAGTATATCTATTGATGTTATTGGTTCGTTAGGGTCAAATGCAAGAACGCTGCCTTCTACTACTTTTGTCCAGGAGTTATCTCCATTGAGGATATGAATACTATGCAATCCTAAAGTATTTGCATTGAACACAAAAGTTCTATTTCTTACATCATCAAAATACCTTCCAATAGTAGTATTAACGCCTGTACTTGGTAAATAAGAATTAGGGATAGGTAATGTCCCTTCGATATTTTCCGCCCTTAAATTACCAACTGTACCTGTAAAGCGAATGTTTTGAGCATCAATATGATTATTTAATGGCAATACATCCACGGGGTCATCATAATTTAACTCACCTGCAAATGTCTTTACTTGAACTGCCATTGTTTAATATTTTACTGTTAGACGCTGTATTTCTATTGCTAAACTATATTTTTCTTGTATTCTTATAGGATTGTACCTTGCTATTGCATTTCGCCTCTCTATGTTAAATTGGTCTTTTCTATCCCTTTTATCTCCTAGATTAAAGTGGCTACTTGCGGGCAAATTAGCTATATCTTTCCAAGCTATATAGGCTATTAACGCTTCTTTAAATTGAATTGGGATATAAAAATCTGTATTGGATTCAGGTGATGAGACATACTCTAACATCAGGTAATCATATTTAAACCAATTTCCTAAAACAATTACATTGTTTATCAAATCAATTTTAAATGTACCAACTACTGTTTCTCCTGATAGTCCATACAAGTTAGTCATTCCACTTCCATTATAGAAATTATACCAAATAGGCAACTTGAATTGATACCCATTTATTAATGAATCATCCTCCGTTTTACCTATTCTATCTGGTAATAAGTCGGCATAAGTGGTTAGTTTATTATTGTACTTTAACGGGATTATCTCTCCAATACTATTTAATACCCCAATTTTAGTATAATTCAAATAGTCAGGGGGTATATTTACCGTTTTATTGGCATTTATTGGCAGTTTCACAGACTTGATTGTATAAAAATAATCTAATCCTAATTGTTCCACGCCACGATAAGCGAGTTGCCATAACTTATACTTACGGGCATCGGATTGCTCGCTTTCAACTAAAAACGCTGAAACTATGCTATCTATTGAACAATAAGGCGTTTTCATTGTTACCCTTCTTTTGATTGCATTAAAATACTTGTATCCTTCATTATCAAATATAGTTCACTCTCTTCAACAAATGGCACTCCTGCCCCTTTTATGTAAAATGCAGTATATCCAACTTTGACTGCCATTGGTCTGTCTTTTATTCCTGCACCTACCGCTATCACTACTCCAATAGACGGCTTCTCTTGTTGGTCTTGCGGTATAGCTATCCCACCTGCCGATTTTGTCTGCACGGGATTTGGCTTAATTACTACCTGGTCGTATAATGGCTCTTGGTTCATTTTTAGTCTTTTACTTTTCTAGCAAATACGCATCCTGTTATCAATATCGTTGCAGCTACCGAGGCGGCATTTTGCAAAGAACACCTTAATGCCTTTACGGGGTCAATTATCCCGTCTTTTACCATGTCGCAAATCTTTTCGCTTAATACATTATACCCGACATTACTATTACTTTTTGCTATTTCAGCAATCATATTATCCCCATCTATGCCAGCATTAGCCAATATTTGCCTGAATGGAGAGGTGATGCTTTTTAGTATCAAGAACTGTCCCGCTTCATAGCTATTAGAACCCTTCTTAATTGGCAAATCCATTAGTTTCAAAAACGAACATCCGCCACCTACTAAATACCCTTCTTCTATCGCTGCCCTTGTTGCAAGTACAGCATCTTCACACCTATCAATCTTTTCATCACACTCCGCTTCGGTAGTTGCACCAACATACATCATAGCGATGCCGCCACTTAGTTTAGCTACCCTGTTTTGCATGTAAGCCTTTTCGTCTGCATCTGATATATCTATTGCTTTTTCGGATAAATCTTTGATGTGATTAGCTATTTGAATAGTATCTCCATTTGACCCTATAATTAAGGTCTTGTTTCTCGATATGGTTACTTTTGCTGCACTGCCTAGCATTGATAAATCTACGGTTTCAAGTTTGATACCTTCTGCCATATTTATAAACCTACCGCCCGTAAGTATTGCCATATCATTCATCGCTTCTACTTTCCGTTCACCAAAAAATGGAGATTTTACCGCACACGCAACTATATCCCTATTTTTAACTGCTGCTGCCATAGTAGAAAGAGCCGCCCCATCCAAATCCTCGCAAAATATAAGCAACTGCCGTCTTTCTGCTAAAACTTTTTCTAATAAGGGCAAAATTTCTTCCATCCTAACTATTTCTTTTTCATAAAACAGGATATATGGATTATTTAATTCACACTCACCCTTTGCTAAATTGGTTATAAAATACGGGTGAATATATCCTTGTCTTAATTCAAAGCCTTGCGTTATTTTTATTTCTGTTTTACTAGTTTCGGAACGTTCTATTTTTATAATGCCATTCTTGCCTATTTTATTATAAGCATCTGAAATCAACCCGCCAATAACTGCATCATTATTGGCACTTACTGTTGCAATTTGACGAATAGCATCAATATCGGTATCTATATTAATAGCTGCATCTTTCAATTTGGATACTACCAAATCCGTTGCATACTCCATTCCTTTTTTAATCTCCATAGGATTTAACCCGTCAGCAACTAATTCCAATCCACCATTCATTATTTCTTGTAACAAAATAGCGGTTGTTGTTGTAGCATCTCCGACTTCATCTGCTGTTTTAGCCGAGACTTCCTTTATTAATTCTACCCCAAAATTTTCAATTTGGTCAGTTAATTCAAAGTTTTTCAAAACCGTTACTCCATCCTTTGTTGCTTTTGGGCGATAAAACTGAATGCCTTGTGCCGTGTGCTTTGCATTGTTATAATAAACAACTCTACCTGCTGCTCCAAGTGTAACTTTTACTGCATTGGCAGCTTGGTTTATGCCATACGCAATTGTCGAAGTAGCATTCTTGTCAAAAAAAACTTTCGTTTCAATCATATTTATATTTATTTATTATCAGTTCCGTCATTTGCATTATCCTTTGGTTGCATTAACTCCGTATTCAATTGCTGAAATACATAATCACTCATCATTTGAAAATACTCGCTTGGTACATTTATTTGGTCACTCAATTTCGTGCTAGCACTGCTAACCATCCTTACTGTTACAGTATAACCATTTACCTTTAAATTAAGTTTTGGACTATTAAACACCAATAAACTATTCTCATTCCATACGGGGATGCCAAACGGCTGCGGCAGATTATCGTATTGGTTTACTTGGTTTACATTGAGCCATACGCAAGGTTTAGATACGGACACCCCATTAACCAATCTTATGGATGGCAACGATTCGTTTTTCCCTAATGCTATTGGAATCTCGGGCAACTGGGCTGTAAAATATCCCATTTCAGCACCTACGCTTATTGCTAATCCACGAAATGTAGTATAAAATGAGTTATTGATGAAACTAATATCCTCAATCCTCATATTTTCTCCATAGTGCAATTTAGTTGCAATAGCAATAGCATCATTCAAATAAGAATTAGCAAGATTAGTTGTTACAGATGCCCCGTCAGAAGGCTGTCCATTGTAAAGCCTTCTCAATATTCTTTCTATGAAAAAATCTCTTGTCATTATTGTCCGTTTGCTAAAATTTCAGATGCGTATTGTTGTACCTGTCCTGCCTGTAAATTTACACTTATAATTTTTAACGCTCGGCAAATAATTTCAAACATATCTAAATCGTACCATACAGGGTCGATGCTTGTTTCCTGATTATATATTTCCCTTTCATTGGCATCCAAAGTAAACCCCCATACTATTCTGGGCGGTGTTTTTACGTAACTCAATAATGCTTGCGAATTTGAAAGCGTTACCCCATTATAGTTTTGATTTGGGTAAAACCTAAAACCTTCATCCTCCAATAAATAAATCGGATTACTTTCAACTGGGTCTATGACGCTGTTTAATGTACTATGTAATTGCTGCTGTTGAACAAAACGAATCCTTCCGAAATTATAAATATCCCACATGCCATCTACTTGCTGAAAATCCAATGGGTAATCCCATGTGCCATCTGCCCTTTCTCCTAATTTGTAACGATAAATAAGAGGGGTTAAAGATTGCCTAACGTTTCTGTTTTCTCCATACTGTACACGAGGAACAGGGCTTTGATATTTGTACTGCTGAAACTCACCTAATAGATAGCTGCAAAAAGAGTCTTGTGCTTGGTTTATGATACGCATATATGTATCAGCATCAACATACCCTTTTTGATGTTTGTTTGCGATTATATTTATAATTTCGTAAGGGTCGTTTGCTGTCACCTTATAGTGTTTTTTCTAATTGGTCTTTAAATAAAATTCCATCTTCTGTTGGCAACATAGCCAACTCCACTAAATAATCTGCGGCTTTTTGATTAGAAGGTATTTTACAAATAAAACCACCATTACTCCAATGGGCTGTTCCTACTTGCCTGCCTAAATCTATCTTGCCATCACTCAATGCTTTCTTAACTGCAAATGATACGTGAACTAATGGGCTTTCTAACGTATCCAAAAACACTTTTGGTTGTTGCTGTGCTTTCAATGCGTAATCTTGCCTTAACAAGTCAACTCCCTTAGTTTGTCCCATTTCGTCCGCCAAAGGTACTCCAAGATACCAAGCATGTTTCCTCATTTGAGATTCATCAACAGTAAATGCTTTTTGCATTGCACTTACCATCAATCTTTGATTACTCAACTGTTCTTCTGCTTGCTTAGTTGGATTATATTCATAAAATGAAAATTTAGAGCCTCTGTTTGGTTGCTCGCTATCCATATTTGCGGGCAAATACTTAACTGCTTCGATAGCGGTTACGTCATTAGCAAATATAGTACAAGAACTTTGTGTATTGCCATTTCCATCTAAAAAAGAATGAAAAACAAAACTGCGTCTATTCCTTTTCGCATATTGTTCAGTTACTGTTGTTTGTTCGCTCTGCCAAATAGTATAAACTCCTTTTAAAAGTCTAACTGTGTCGTAGTTTCCCGTTTTTGGGTTTTTTACATTTTCCGCATATACAGGACAATATACATTGCCTTGCTGCGGATTCATTAACTTCAAAATTACACTCTTCCCCGTTTGCTTTTCGGCTTCAAATACTGGTCGGTAACTTTGTACTCCGTTGCCATTTGCTCCTCCATTTGGAAGATGTTTTGTCGATACTGACTTTGTCATTGTATTGTTTTTTATAAAATAAAAAGAGGGCAGGAATTTTAGCCCCTGCCCATGATTAAATACTAATCAGCTTGTAAAAAAACTGTTTTGTTTGCTGCACAAAGACGAATGCCTTTGTATGTTGCAATATCCATTTGTGCAGATAGTGTTCCATCAGTAGGGTTTTCAGAACCACCACCCCATTTCCAAAGACGAATACCATTCATTACCGAACCGCCTGTTGGTGGCTCTTGATACATAACAGTAGCATTGGCATAATCTTGACCATTTTTAGGATCATTAGTTCTACCCATACTATACAAGAAACCGAAATTTCTAAAGTAATCGGTAGCAGGAGACTTACCTGTGGTAACTTCGGTATTAAGGTCGCTCTTAACTTTCTTTTGTAGCATGTAGCCATTATCCAAAAGCATACTGCCAAATCCATAAGCAACACTTGCCTCTTGTGATTTTTCACCTTGTCCCCAAACGAATGCACCTGCTGGAAATTCTTTGAAAATCCCATCGTCAATAGCATGAGATTGTTGTAGGTCGCACATCCAAACTACTTGTTTGTCACAGCCATTAACTTCCATAATATCAGTTAATTCATGCAATTTTGGAATATCAATATTATTTTGAGAGTATCCCAAAGTAACTGCCCCATTGGCTTTAGCTTGTACATACAACCCCTTAGTACCAATAGAACTGCCCAAACCTGTATTGGTTTGCTCATCACCACGTAGCAATTTCCATTCGATTTGATTTTCAAATCTGTCAAGCACATACTTCATACCTTTATAGGTATAAGGATTGATTCCACGAGATGAAAGTTCAGAACTAACAGGGTACTCGTAGTAAGTATCTGCCATTTGAGCCAAATCGGTATTGCTCCAACTATCGTGAAACTCGGTTACGTTATTATCGAAACGTTGGTCTAAAGCAACAATTGGGTCTAATGAACCAGATGCTTCCCCTGCATCAGTACCACCACCAAAAATTAATATTTCGCCAGCATCCAAGTTCCCAGAAGGAGATGCAAATGCAGTTCCTAGTTTTTTAGGACGAACCGTGAAAGTAAAAGCGTTTGGCGTACTATCGTCAACTGAAAGTATTTTACCTTCTACGTTGTTAGACGCAACGTAAACCGCTTCACCTGTACGTAATGGGCTTTCAGTGCCACTGTTGAAATTATCAACAGAAGATAAAGTTACCGTAATAGTACCGCTTGGAGCAGGAGAGTTCACTTGTGATGCCACTGTAATAGCAATCATCTTCTTTCCCCTTGATTCAAACCAAAAGAAGTTTTTATTTTTTACTGCTTCCATTCCTGCGTAGGTAGAAAGCCATGTATTCCATTTTTGATTGCCCCATCTTTCGGTATATTTACGATAAAATTGTGGAGATAAAATTTGTTGGTCAACCATCAACTGCCTATTTTGTGAAGGCAATGAAATTGCAGATGGTTGTAAAATATTAGAAACTGGTATAGTTGCCATTGTTTTTAATTTGAAATGTTATTAAATTAGTTACCATAAACTGCTGTACCCAATTCTTGCATCAAATCAATTTGTGCTGCTGCCGCTTGTGAAGAACCACCACTACCAGCCCCAAAATCAGTTATATTTTTTTTGGTTTTGATAAAGTTGTCCTTAAACGAGTTTACTGCATTTTGAGCTATTGCTTGGAAAACTTTATCCCTGTTTTTTAGAAGATAAATATCTTCTTGGGTTGCATTTACCTGTGGGTTTCCATCTTTGTCAAACCACCTGTTATACAATAGGTTTTCTTTGTCATAGTTTAGTACATCTGATTTGGATTGCACTCTTTCATCTTCGGATACTTCATAAACAATTGGTACATCAACTTCCCCGTCTTTGTACGATGTCTTAAAGCCTCCAAAGTTTTTGTAATTGGTTTCTACCTGTGCTTTAAAATTGGCTTCAAATTTCGCAGTAGCATCCAATTGTTCTTGTATTTGCTCTTGCGTTGTTTCTGCTGCCTTTGATAATTTAGGTAGTACAACTTGTTCTTTGTATTTAGATACCGCTACTTTTGCGGCAAATGAATCTCTTTGTATTTTCCTGTTGATACGTTCTACTTGTTCTTTCCACTCGGCTTCTCTTACCTCAAAATCGGTTTCTTCTTCGGCAACACCTTGCTCTGGCTTTCTTGGTAGTCTGTAATTTTCTTCATAAACGTCCTGCACATCTTCTTTTGAAAAATGCTTATTATTATACTTAATATTCAACTTGATAACATCTTCTGGCGAAAGGTTATCTATTGCAGCAAGTTCTTTTTTTGTCTTGATATAGTCGAATATGCCATCTTCGTTACCTGCGTCAATATGCTCGAATAAAGTTTTGCTTTGTTCGTTCTTCCACTCATATTCTCCTAATGGATTTTCTTTGAATTTACGCAACGCTTCAATCTCTTGCTTTACTGCATCTAAATTGTCAAAACCAAGTTTGTCTTTTATGAATGCAGCCTCATCAAAAACGGGGGCTACTTGTGTATCTATTACTTCGGTAACAGGTGTCGCAACTTCTACGATTGGTTTTGCTTCGGCAACTACCGCCTGTTCTTCTACTCCAAAAATGGCGTTACCCAAGCCTTGCATTAAATCAACTTGCTTTACTTCGGGGGTTTCTACAATTATATCATCTTCCATCTTAACTGTTTTTTAAGCTAATTTTAATTCAAATTTAATAAGGTTTACTTGAAAACACCAAAACTTTATCTGCGGTTGCCGCAGCACCACCAAATTTTATGTATTTACAGCCTCTTTGTATCTTAAACATACCAGCAGCAGCAATGCTTGTAACTACTGCGGCGGAAGCCAAATTGATTGCTTGTATTGCGGTAAAATTTGTCGTTGCAGAAGAACTATTTCCTGTTCCTTCATCATTAGTGCCTGTTATATTTATTGTTCCCGATGGATTAACGAACTGTACTGTAACATATTCCCATAGGGCTACATCAAGCACAAATTGATTGTTCTTTTTAAATTCGATGGTTACATCTGTTGTTGCCGTTGTCATGTCTATTTATTTTTATTGTTGAATAGGTTGTTGTTCTTGTTGCTCAATCGGCATTTCTTGACTTTGCGGCTCTTGTTCATCCTGCTCCATAGCGTCCATTAATGACTGTTCGTTTTGAATATTTTCCGCAAACAATGGCACTCCAACATTTCTTATCAATTCTTGTTCTACTGCTGCCCAACCTCCCAAGTCCACGCCCTTGCCCCTCATGTTCATAATCCCCGTCATTAATATTTCTTTTTGACGTTCCTTGCTCATCATGTTTTCAATGTCACCCTTCATGGCAATTTCATCCTTCATAGTTTGACGTTTAGCCGCCTCTGCTGCTTGTGCTGATTCTTGTTGTCCTTTGAACGTTTGTTCTGCATTCTGCTGTGCTTTTTGCAATTCAGACTTATTCATTCTTTTTAAAGTCTGCCTATAAAAAAGTTCTGCAAGTTTTACATCTTCTTTAGCTATCCTTGTTATTTTGAAAATATCTAAATAATTGGATAGTATTGGATTAGCTGCAATCGCTTGGTTCATCGTCTGTACCAACATAGCTACTTCTTGATTGGTTGGTAACATTTTAGCCTCTGCTACAAATTCCCTTCCCCTAACTTCTTCTTCTCCCAAAATATGGCTATATACTTTTGAGCCATACACGACACTATCGTTTAATAAACATGCTTTTTTTCTACCTGCTTGTTCCATTACATACAAGTAAGCATCATACATATAGTCGGTTGCAATGTCGCCTTGCTGTACCGAGGTTTGTACATTCTCTGCCGTTACTCTTGGTTGTGCTGCTTGTGTAACTATATCAGGGTCGTCCCCCAATTCCGACTTCAATACTTGATAGTGGTGTGCATATAGTGCTATATAAGCATTCATTTGTTCTGCAAAGCCAGAATTTCTTAACTCGGTGATAGGTACAGGAACTCGGTTGCCTTCACCATCTACTCCCCTATAATAAAGTCGCCCCGTTTGAGCAAAAAGACGTTCATGGTCAACTTTTTTGTTTTCATTTGCCAACCCGTAATCAATGCTATCTAATGCTGTTTCATCAATCACCCATCCAGAAGGAACGGCTGTTGCAACTAATTGCTGTATCCTAAACCGCACTAAGCACATGTTTTTAAATGGTTCTTCTACTTTTTGCGGAATAGCTAAATTTCGCATGTCGTAGTTCTGGTACATATAAAAAGAGTATCCGAAATCTACTTGACATATTTTAGAAGGGTCTTGTGGTCTAATTTGATTTTTCTTTACTTCCCACTTCAACATTATTTTTGCATCCTTTGCGTATATCCCTTCATAAATATTGTAATCCCGACTTACTATTCTTTCAGAAGCAGAAACTATATCGCTAAGTATTGCATCGCAATTGGAAATATGCTCGTCCAATTTGTCTTGCGGCAAGTCGTTATTTTTATCTATCGTTTTATGAATATCTCTTAGTTGTTGTGATTTTTCTGAACTTAACTTGCTTTTTTGCTCGTTTAATACATTGGATATTGCAGACTTTAAAACACTGCTATTTTTTTGGGTAGATAATTTTGGCTTTAAGTTGTTGTACATTTTACCAACCGTATTGGCTTCATTTGGATTGCCGACCACAAGTTCCCCTTTTTGATTAACCTTCATTGGAAATAATTGTTCTTCCAAATCTCTTATTTCAAAAAACATGACCTCAATAGTGCAGTCATCATAAGGTCGGTACATAGAAGATGTCCATACAGCGTTGAAACTTGTCTTATCGGGTAGTTGGTAGTTTTTTGCATACTTTGCTATTTCCCATATTTGTTGTTCAGACAACTTTCCGCCAAATTGCTTACCAAACCACTTTCTAAGGTCGCTTATTTTTAGGCTATCGTTATGCCCTTTCCATTTTGCATCCCTAAAATCAGGATATTCGGAATAGGAATAGAAGGAGTTTTCTGGTTTAATATACTTGTCATAAATTTCGCCTTTAGAGTTCATCCCTGTATACATAGCAACCAATCCAACCTCTGCACTATCGTGCAACTGCTTTTCTTTTATCACATCAAAAAAACCACTTTCTGCTGCAATGCTATTAATCCCCATTTCGCATTTTATTTCTTCGGGCAAAAAATTAAATTGTGCTGCCCATAAATCCAACTCATCTTTATCTTCTGGAACAAATGTATTTTGTGGTCGCAATGGCATACCAGAAGCCTGTTCCATTTGGGCAACCTTATCTCTATGTTCGAGGAAAAATTCTGCAAGTTTATATGCCTCATTTTTCTTTATAATAGAATTTGTATCCTTTGCTTTTACTTGTATTTTTTCGTTTCGCCCCATCCATGCAGAAACTCGTTTAGATATAATAGTGCTGACAGTATGTAGCGTTATCCACATCAAGTTTGCGTAATTCTGTTTCCCGTCAAACCCTAATTTATCTTGAAATTCAGCTTGTGCATTATAAGTACCATTGGCAATTTGCCTATTCAGTAAAAACCGTGCATTTCTCAAATAATAATAGGACATCGTGCCAACCATACTACTAAGTATAGTTTCAGCTACTCTTTTACCTGTCTCTATTGATGCTTTATCTTTCGAATCATTAGATAAATCAAAGGCTTTAAGTACGTTTGAAGAGTTTGATATACTATCCATTTTGCAAAAATGAGATTAAATTTTGATTAAAATTAAGAAACTTTTTCTTTGTACAACGAATTTTCCCAAACTTTTATTAATGGGGTTTTTCTTAATGGCGGCGTAATTGCTTTTTCCATCAAGCAAACGAGCAACATTAAGAATGAAACTGTAGTATCAAACTCGGTTCTATTATTAGGGTCAAATAATTTCGCATCTTCCAACAATTCCTCAAAATCAATATTATCACAATAATTTTCAAAATAAGAAATACCAGTATCAACCTGCTTGGTTAAGCTGAATGGAGTTGTTGGAAATCCTTTATACCTGTCAGCATCCTTCCTTTTTATAGGGTCTATTGTGCTTAATGGATAAGTTCCCAAATACCCAACTTTGCCCCTTTCTCTAAAATAAGAAAGGTAATCATCACTATTGTGTTCATACCAAACAAGAAATCCAAAATATTCAGCAGCCATCATTACTTGTTCGTGTAGCTTTTCCTTTACAGCAGGTCTACCATATAGATGACCTATTGCTTTTCCTGTGTTATTTGGGTTTAAAATGTCGAATTTAAGCCCAATCCACGCAGATGCTTTTGACCCAAATTTTCCACCCTGACTATTGCTATATCCATCAACGGCTATTGCTCCAATGTCTGTTCTTGCAGGCTTCCTCACTCCATTAATAATAGTCGTTTTATTTTCCTGCCCATCAGGAGGGAAAGCAATTAATCGCCAATGAAAATTATTTTTAGCAGGGTCAACATCTTTTAATACTACCTCCCATTTATCTGCTGCAGCATCATATTCTCTTTGAAAAATACATGGACGTTTGTAGATAGGGTTACTTGCTAAATACTGCTCCCTTGCGTCTATATTATTTACATTGAAAATACATTTATCCCCGTCTGTGCTAAAAGCCTCATTAATGGTTCTAGCCTCTTTTTTTATCAGATTGGATAACGCCCTTTGGTTATGCGAAACTGCTGCCCTATCTGCTAATATTTCCTCTACCGTTTTATCTATATCGGAATACCCATAAATGTCAATGTTTCTGCCTCTATCAGCCGTCATAAAAAACCGATAAAGCCCGCTAGCTGTTCTGCCGTTACCTTTTCTTTCTAATTGGTTACTATCATTCCACAAACTCTTTGCAGCCTCTTGAATGCCATCTCTTTCAGTATCAAGTTTTTCTACTGTTGACGAGAATAATGCCTTGCCAATGATTCTGCCATTATCATCTAATAAGCAGTATTTGAATACATCCCATCTATCATAGATGTTACACTCAATTGTTTTTGCCCACTCATCGTGAAACCCTCTCTGTATTTTTTGTCCATCATAATAAATAGGGTCAGCACTTCCCCAATCTATCATTGAACCTAATTCGTCTTTGTCTAATCCATCTTCCGCCTTTTTCCCCCTTACATTTGTTTGTTGAAAACGGATTTCGGTCTTAGGTGTAATACCTAATGACATATCATATTCTGGTCTAAAAAATCTTGGCAGTTTTTTAAATGGGCTTATTACTGCTTTTGCAAAAACTTTTTTAGCATCTCCCCCTGTTTTAGACTGAATAGCCCCGTTGGTCATTTTTGTCCTAGTAGTATATTCATACAAAAATAAGCCTCCTCGAAAAGTCTTCCCAAACCTTCGTTTAGTAATTTCGAGCATACCAAAACAATCAGGGTCTTCTATACAATACTGTAAAAAATAAAAATAATCTAAGTCGGGGAATCTAAATCTTGGATAGCCAACGTCAATCTGCCACCACTGCATAAACATATAATGGCTTCCAGTTAGGTATACAGGTTCTCCAATTTTCGTTAATGGATTATAGTTCAAAAACCAAAACCCATTTAACCTTCTATCCCACTCTTGCTTTTGATACTCGTTTAAATTATCATCATAAAAATCAGGCTCGCCTTCTTTTTGTTTTTTCTCGTAATCCGACCACCTTTTTACTGTTTCTTTATACCAATGCGGAAGCGGTTTTCTTTCCCAATACTGCTCTCTTGGGTCTATCGACCTACTATAAACACCCCTGTACTCTAGCTTTTTTGAAACTACATTGTACACGTATCCGACGGGGGGAATCCAAATGGATAATCCTTGAATATCTATACAATTTCCACCTTCTATTGAGCTATACATTATACTTCTTGGGTTTTATTATCACCAATTTCTTGTGCTATACTTTCAGATGAAATCATTTTCTTTAATTCGCTTTTTTCTTCATTAGGGTCTATTTTTAGCATAATCCTTAATTCGGAAATAGATGAAATCATTTTAGGCAAATTTTCCCAAATATCCTTTGCCCTCATATATGTTGCATCCTCTTTTGTTGTCTTAGATATTTCATCTTTTATCTTAAAACTTCGCAAAAATTGTATTTGCTGGTTTTGAATATTAACCAATACATAATACCCGCTTTTTGCGGAATTTTCTTCTTTGTATAAAGCAAGTTCTTTTTCTAAAAATGCTATCTGTGCTTTTAAGCTACATTCTGTTTCCATCATTCTATTTTTTTAGCATCATTAACATTGTATCCAACTAGTAAATTACCATTTAAAACTTGTTCTGTAGAATACTTATCAATGGATAATATTTGTTGCCGAAAATCCTCTATTTCTCCAAAGTGTCGTACCCTTATCAATTTTTCTTCTTGCCCGTTTTCGTTGTTGAATATTATTTCATAATCACTATTGGGTCTTGTCATAACGACTTTCCCCTCAAAAGCTCCTGTTGTAATAAATAGTTTTTGAGCTATCAGTGTAGGGGGTATACTTTTTATTGCACCGCCATAAGGCTTAAATATCCTCAATCCAAATTCATACGGGAATAGTGGCTTCCATTTGTCTGCACCTATTCGCCACCCATAAACATCATGTGGTGGTATTGAAAAGTATTGCGTATCACTTGCTATTGCACTTCCATCTATTCCTTTGTATCCAAACAATTTATGTGTATCATGCGTAGCATTGTGGTTAAGTAATACCTCTGCTCCTACTGGTATTTTGTCGCAAGCCATTACTATGCCATTAACAGGCTGCGTTATCCTTCTATCAAATTCATCCACGTCCCGTCTTAAACCTATTTCAAATCCGTTTTCAAATCGGTGTCGGTTTTTATAATTCATATCTACCGAACAAATCACCCTATCGTATACCGCTTCTAACATTCGCTAAATAATTTATTTGAAATAAGCTCTAGTTGTTGTTGGTGCATAAACTCATATCCATTTGCTCCCATTGGTATTACGTTTGGCATTTTTTCAAATACCTCTAACACTCTTTTTACCTTCAATCCCTCTGCTATTTGAAATGCTTGCGATTGATTTCCTAGGTAGAATTTACAATTGTTTATCTCTTGTGCTAAATGAAGAAAATTATCGACTATCAATAACGGCATATCCAAGCCCCATTCTTTACAAAATGTTTGATGCTCTGTTGGTAATCCCGCAAAAACTAATGATTGCTCATTCTGTTTTAAGAAGAAATAAGTAGTATAGTTATTAAAATACCGAAGCGTCCTGTTGATTATAACCTTGCCGCTTGCCTTTAATTCAAAATTAGGGCTTGGTATAGACAACCATTTTTCACTAAGGTCGCATATCATTTCAGGGTAGATAAAAAATAGCCATCTATTGATACTGTAATTTGGCATTGGTGTATAATGATAGCTTCTAATTACATCTAAATCATAATCAAAATGCTGCCCATTGTACTTTACAAAATCGGCTACCCATTCTTGTGCCATTACCAATAGACGAACCATGTCGAACATGTACTCATTCATGCAAACATCAAATCCATTTTCATCTTGAAATGGATGAATCGAGCCTTGCATTCCGCTACCTACCATACCTATTCTTTGGTAGATAATTATCTTGCAATTTCGAGATTTAGCTAATTGTCGTAACCCTGCAAAATAAGAGATAAGGTCTCCTGTGGGAGAAGATGTCTTTACGGAAATTACCATAAAATTAAAATTCGATTAAATCATTCCAAAAATAGCACTATTTTTACATTGCCAACAAATATTTATTAAAAACAAAAAACAAAAGAAATGGCACAACAATTTGTAGCATCAATTTACCGATATGGTAGAGAAGATGCAACCGCACAGTTTTCAACAGCAGGGAACACTATTCCTGCAAAAATGGGTATCTCTGAAACTTTTTCGCCAACCAACACAAGGTTTCACCCCGTACACGGGTCAGTTACTGCGTGTGGCGTAACAATGAACTCTATTATTGAGTTATTGCCTTCTGGATTGAGACAGTACAGTACGAACTTTTATTCTGACCGAACTGTGGCTCAATTGCTAGCATTGGCAAATGCTTAGTAAAAAAGAAAAAGCCTCTTAAATTTAAGAGGCTTTTTTATTAAATGTCTATTCCGTTTATGCAATCTCTTTCTTTTGCCCACTCTTGTATAAATATTGGCAATGACTCTTTAATGGGTATCAAATCTTCTTTTATAAACCCCATTGAGAAAGGTTCAAATCCATTGGGCATGTTATCCACCCTGCTATCATGGGTCATTAAGAATATTTCATCCTGAATGTGCTTTATCTTTTCTATATGCTTGTGCTTGTCTCTTACAAATCCCATATGGTAAATTCTAATCTTATCAATGTATTCGGTAGATGCGGGACAAAGGATGCTTTCCGCATCATCAATAGACTGATATTTAGTTTTGCAAAGTCTAATCACTTCTGTGCTTACTGGCTTTCTTTCTTGTGACACATTCAATTGGTGCTGGCTATTTCCCCAAAGATTTATTCGTTCTAAATAAAACCCCTCTTCGTTTCTTTCAATTGCTTCACGAATTGCAGAGAAGCATGATTCATGGATTATTTCGTCCCCTTGAAGATTTATTTGCCATTCATAGCCCAATGCTTTCGCATTATTAATCGCAATGTTTGTAAAGTAGGCTAATTTCTCCCTGCCCTTAATTGCATCCCATTCTGACTTGTGCCTAAAAAGAACAATTGTTTTAGTATCAAAATCCATCATCTTCATTAATGATTCTTGAGTGCCATCATCTGAACCGCAATCAACTACTATTACAGCATCGCATAATGCCTTTAAGCAATTCAACGCCTCCTTATAACAATAGTCCTGTGAAATTCCATTATAAACGATTAATGTACCTGCAATTCGGTTGCCCATGATTTTTGTTTTAGTTCGTTTTTTATACGCTCAAATTCTTGTTCTGTATTATGATTTATGGCTTTCATAAAAAACCATGCTCCTATATTAAGTGTTGGATGATATTTTGGGAACACTATTTTAATCCACGAATTATCAAACTCATCTGGCTTCCAAATGCTTCTATGGCTTTCAGGATTTGTATCATCTGCATTTGTCATCATCCATTCATCCAATGGTGTAAAGAAAACCATTCTGTCGCAATGCCTAAACATAGAGCTTATTTGCTTCCACCCATATTCTTTTGTAACATGCTCTATTTGGTCAAGAGAATAAATAACATCATAGCATTTCGTGTCTTTTAAAAACTGTAAAGCATCTGCCTGAATAAATAGCTGCTGTTCTTCTTGAAAGTCCAATTCCCTTGGCAAAATATCTATGTAAGTTCTTTGCTCAAATCCTAATCTTGGCGTAAACGGACTGTGATTACAACCAATATCCAAAAATGAATTTCTTTTTGCTCCTGTTAAGGCATTTAAGCAATCTAAGTAAACTATATCGTTTCCGTGTATGTTCTCAAATACTATTTTCATTGTGGCAATAATTTATTTACAGCGTTTAAGATTTGGAAGTGAGTAAAAGTACAACAAGGCGGCATAAATTCATTATACTCACAAACTTTTCCTGTGGTTGAGTTTTCTATCTCATGGTAACAGCGTCTATTGTTACCACTTGGGCATTCATTTTGCACTACTTGTATTTTTGAGAAATCAGAATACCTCTTAGTCAAATCAACCGACCCTGCCATAATTACTGCTGGCACTCCTAATGCTACTGCGATATGATTTGGCGATGAATCAATTCCAATCAACACATCACACCCCTTAATTATAAACATAAGCATTTGCAATGTAGGCGTATTTAAAAACGGAGCTACTATTTTATTTGCCCTACGACCTATTTGAAACACTTGGTAGCCTAATCTTTGATAGTAATTGACAATAAAAGACCAATCAACTCCATGTTCGTTTCTATATTCAAGACCCACTTCATCAACATGAATCAAAATATATTTACTAAAAAGCATTTCATCTTTTGTTGCAGCAATACTTAATTTCGAATTTTGCATTTTCCCGTCCATAATCCCTGCAAATTCAAAATAAGATTGCAATACGGGCTGCATTGGTTTTGCTTCATACGTACCGTCAAAGTTAATAATTCTTTCGGGAATTATTTTAGGGTTCATTTCTGAAATGTGCTTGATATGATAATGATGCTGAAAAAATATAGCCATAAATCGTGGCAACGTATTCAAGACCACTTGATAGCCTTTATTATGAAAATAATCTACAACAGGCATTAACATGATTAAATCACCAAGAGCGTCAGTCCTTTGTAAAATTATATGCGGTTTAAATGGCTCGTGGAAGTGTCCATGGAATCCAAGTGTTTTTTGTATTGGCTCATTTAGTTCAAAAGAAAAGTTATCCGTAACTTCTTCTGTGGCAAATTTTATAGCATGTTCTTTTTCAAGATATTCTCCATAAAGTCTACAAATAGCATCATCTTCCTGTTCTGTACATTTTATAAAATCATCTGTACCTAATGCTATTTGTAGTTTTTTTGACCTTAAAGAAAATCCGCCGTTACCAACATTTCTTTCCCCTTTACCATATGTCCATTTTGCCCCAATATAGTCGTAATCAAGAAAGCTACCAATCCAACTGTCACCATTCAAAATATACCCGTCATGTTGCACTACTAGGACAAAATCGGTATAAAAATATTTGTATAAGTCCTTCATTATAAATCGACTATACTCATTTTTTGATTTTATAGCGTCAATTTTGATTACTTCGATACCATCGACTACCAAATCAATATCAGTCAATAAAAGGCATCTTGCAGGAGTAACTTGTTGTAAACACTTTTTTAAAGCATTTATAGCTAACCCGTAATTAACCGTATCTACGCAAATAATTGTTACGTCTTTTATTTCTTTTGGTGTCATTAGGTTACTTGAATTTAGTTTGTGCTATTTTATTTTTATTTTTGGCTATCCAAAATGGGTCATAAATCAATTCGAATTTCCATCCAAAATATTTTCTTGACGGGCTTTTCATGCTCCTTTGTATGCCTTGATATGGAATTTTCAAAAATCTAGCCATTTCTCTTATCCCCTCCATTTCTAAAACTATCGACAACCCATCCTTATAAGCAATGACCGTTTTCCTTCTGTCTTTATTAACCGCACCCTTTCTACCAAGACTAATAACGGAATGGATGCTTTGCTCTTTCATGGTAGCCCACTCTAAGTTTTCAACCCTATTGTCATTTCTAATCCCGTTTTTATGGTTTATAGTTGGCTTGTTTTCTGCATTTTTAATAAATGCAACGCCAACTAAGCGATGGACTAGGTGTCTATGCCATTTACCATCTATATCTAAACTTAGATGAGGATATCCGCCTTGATTTAAGGGGGTTTTAAGTATGCCGCTTTTAGAAGACCACACCCTACCCATACTTGATACAAAGTATTTATTTCCAAAAGAACTCTCACCTATTTCTTTCCAATATTCCATAAAAAAATAAACCCCCGAACACAGAAGCCTTATCATCGTTACCAAGGAGGTAGGATGCGACTGTGACGGGGATTAAAAAGTTCGTAATTATACATGATAACAATGATAAGGAACACAAAGGTAGTTAAATTGTAGCATTTGCGTACTCAATAAATAAATCTAAATACTTCTTTTTTTCGGTAATCAAATGACTAAACTTATGAAACCTTGCTACCGCTACGGGAAATATTTTCATTTGGCTAAAAGTGTCTAGCCGATGAGTTTTGTTATGGCATCCACAGCGATTGCCTACTACTACAAAATTCCATTCATTTGCCGCTACCGATGGGAACCCACTATTACCACTTTTAGGGAAAATATGCCCCGTTGAATTGCGATAATCAGCTTTACTTATAAAGTCGCCACATTCCCAACATTTAGGATTTTTAGATATTACCTTTTCTGCATTTTTCCAAAAACATGCCATTCTATCTACTACTATATCATTTGCTTCATTATCCATTTCTTTTGAAGGTATAAATGATTGTGGCAATGAAGATTTATTTTTTTGCTGTTCGGCTATTGATGCTTTCTGCTGTTGCTTTTCTTTTTCAGCACGTTTAGCACTCACCTTTGGTATTGTGTATATTTTCTTTGGCTTCAATGGTCTATCATTATTGATATGATTCAATCTGCTTCTTTGGTAGTCTGTTAATGCCATTTATTTTTTTATTTTGGTGTACAAGTTGTAGCCTTAGTTGCGGCAATCGGAGAGTTGGCTGCTATTAATCCCAAAATCCATGAATTGCATAGAAATTTAAGCTAGAAACTCCAAAATCAGTTTTACCACAAAAACCAGTACCTGTTCTACGCCAATCTATTAATTTTTTGTTTTTCATTTTTTTTAGCCTATATTGAATTTTGCGAATATTTGACCAGTAATCTTTAGTATTATTTTGTAACTCTAAACATTTTAAGCAGACTTCGTAGAAGTCAGACATTATGTGTAAATCCCCCAATTTATTATGTTTCAAATATTCTAAAACATTATTTTCAAAACAGCAGCCAACATTTGCATTTGCTAAATTGTGGCTTGACGAATCCGCTATGTTCATTTGTACTACTATTAAACTGTTGAATAATTTGCTGTGAAGCTGTGGTAATTCTATTGCCCCAACTTCGCAATATGCTTTTTCGTTATGTGTCATATTGCCCCTTGCCACACAGCAGTTCATTAATGGGCTTGACGTTCCGAATTTCAACATTTACCACGGCAGTATTCCATCTGATATTCTTTGTTGCTCTGCGGCGGCATCTTCAAAAGAAATCTGAAAAGTCGGTTCAACGAGTAATTGCTCCATGTAAGAAGGTTCTTCGTAGTCGCCACGGAAGTATTTTAGCAGAAATTCAAAATGCCAATGTCCTTCTTTATCAACTCCTTCAAATGGGAAGTCTCCTTGTTTTATTTCATCGGCAACCATATCACTATCGAAATGTCCTCCCATTACATAAAGGCATTCTTTTAGTTCTGCATCTACATAATATTCGCCATCTTCATTTTTCTTAATTGGAACATCGGCAATCGCATAGCAATATTTACTCAATGTTTCTTTGTAATCTTCGAGAAATTCTTTGTAGTCCATACGTTTTATTTTAACAGTTTAAAAATTTGACCATGCTCCGCAGCTTCGCAATACGAACACATAACAAGGGGTTTTATGCAATAAGGGCGGAAGTACAAAGCCGGGCGATTATAAAGCCTGGCATTAAATCAGTCATTGCCCTTACTGCATAAAGCCCCGAACCGTTAGTGGCAATGAACAGACACCGTTATTTTAAGGTCGTTTATACAAGTTTGAATTGCTACAACTTGGTCGTGGTCACTTGGTATCCCGTATATTATACGCTCCCACCTATCTATTAATTCGTTTAATTTTTGTGTTGGGACATCACTGCCCCTAACACGGGGTTTTGCGTCATTTGGGCTGATGAATTGCCTTTCAACATTTGTACTCATATCATCTTTAGTTTTTATTATGAACATTAGTTTTTCAAATTCCAAAACAACCGCAAAGCCCTGTTCGTTAGCGGTCAGGCTAAAACGACATCCTGAATTTCAGCTTTAACTTTTGCCCAATAGACAATATATTCTTGACCTTCTTTGCGTTCATGTATCCAATCAAGTTTTCTGCCTTGTCTAATTTCTTGCAATATTTCATCTACTACTATGGTAGCAACTTTCTTTGCTTGTGATAAAATCTGTTCAGGGTATTCGTGGTTGGTAAGCATTGAACTACCAACATAACCGTGAACGTAATCTTTGAACTTTTCTACAAGTTCTTGTGCTTTTTCTTTTTCCGACATTTTACTGTTATTTAAAATTAATACCCTTTCGAAACTAAGCCCGAACCGCTAACAAGGGTTTGTAGCAATAGGGGCAGAAGTGCAAATATTGAGCTGTGTACTTCTAATCAGCTTTTGTAGTGCATTGAACAGTAATGCTAAAAATCCCCTACTGCTACAAGCCCTGAACCGTTACCTGCCATTTAAGACCACCATTTATAGACACCACCACACTTTTCTTCAAAATAATTATCAATATCTTCATCTGTAGGGTCATTGTTAAAATGAACCTCATGTGTTTCGCCATCTTTTACCATTAGGAAATAAACTACTTTTTTCATTTTTATTTAATTTTTAATTGTGAAATAAAACGGCAGCTAACATTGGGTTTTGTGCAAGTGTGGCCTGACGTAGTAACAATCAGCAGTAGCCACTCTACTGTACTTCAGTTCGGGGCTTGACGAATAAAGCCCAGCTTTGGTTTCTTAATATTTAACTTTAGCAAAAAGCCATGCACCGGTAGCGGGCGGACGGAATGCTAATTCCACACCTGCACAAAGCCCGGCCGTTACCTGCTACTTGGTGGACACGGGCTGCTTCTCAAAGTTGTATAAGTTAATAAAACAACCTTCAGTTCCAATATTTACAGTTGTTACTTCAAGCATTTTTATTTTTGTTTTCTCGAAACAAAAAATACACTTATTGCCATTTTCACAATTAACTTCTAATGTTTCATTCCATACTCTTATTCCAGTATTCTCATTTTTATGATTAAAGACAAAACGATTTGGATAATTACCTCTTATTGTATAACCAATGTTTGTTAAACATTTCATTAAATCAGTGTGTGTTAATAACATTTTATTTTATTTTGTGTCCACAAAGTCCTTTGGACTTCAAGCAGCAGGTAACATAAGTATTGCTGCAATTGTGGCTTGACGTTAATAATTAGGCAGTAGTTAAATTCGGCTCATCTTAGAACCTTGCTTCAACAGTTGTGCTGCCAATTCCACAACTGCAAAGCAATACGTATTCGTGCTATGCTGTGCGACTTCAAAATTTAAAAGTGATTTGAGCCTTTCTACTATCTGTTTTTTATCAAATTCCATTATCTCAATTGTAAAAGCAAATTGCTTAAATGATAAGTAGCACTCGTAAATTATTTTATTTGCTACCAAAAAATTTGCACAAGAAAGATATTGAGTAGCCGTAATTTTATTATCACTTATTAACTTTTCCAAAATATCGCCAATACAATAGACATAATTTTTAACATACTTTTTTTGGCTTTTAATGGCTTCTTTAATTATCATTGGTAGGGTATCTTTTACAATATCCATATCTATATCAGTGTGACAATTTTTACAAATATCTTGATGAACATATCCAAGCCATTCTAACTTCTTATGTTCTTCACAAATAGGACAATAATCTTTCATTTTGAATAAATTTTACACCCCGAAAAAAAGCACAGCATATAACAGGGGTTTTGCAATATGGTGGCAGTAGTACTAATATTGAGCATCGTACTACTATGATGCTTCGGTGGTTAATTGAACATTTGAGCCTTGAATGCCACCACATCGCAAAGCCCTAATCCGTTATATTAGGCACAATTAAGCGTCAAAGAAAGTCTCGAAGTATTTATCAGGTATGATTAACCCTTGTTCTCGACAGTGTTCCATAAATTGAGAAACAACATTTGTGTTATGCTCAGCCTGTTTTTGTTCTGACATAGAATTATAATCATCACAAAGAACTAAATCAAGCCTATCGCCAATCCTACAACCTGCTTTTGAATGCTCCCCACTTGGCTCTTTTTCAATTCCCGCTTCATCCAGTCTTTGATGAACGTAGTCTTTAAACGCTTGTAGTTTGTTTACTTTTTCTTGTAATTCATTATTCGTTTCCATAATTTAAACTGCACCCAACATGGTTATTGGCAAAAGCGGGGCTGAACGCTGTATGCTCAACAGGAGTACATAATTTATCTTTAGAATAAAGGCTGAACGGTTGTACTCCGAATATCCCGCCTTCGCCAATAACTGAACGTTGGCTGTAATTGCTACATCGTTTAACTTGAATGAATAAATCTATCTGGGTCGGTTTGCTCAAGCAAGCCAATTGACAGGCTATAATATGTATCACACAAATCTCTTAAAGAATGAGTTGTATTATTAGCTTTTGCATTTGACCATCTATCTGCAAAATCTCTTAGAATGTTTTTTATTTCAGTAGGCGTTAGTTTTATCATTACGCTTTTATCATTATTTAAATCAATGTTTGACATATATTTTATTTTCAAAGTTTTATAATTTTACTGCAACTAACAGCCAACATAAGGTTTGGCAGAAGTCGGGGAACGAGAATATGTTCTCAACTTCACCTACAATTTAGCTGTGTAGGTAGTTCAGCACCAGCCTTTCAAATACCGCCCGACCGCCAAGCCTATTTCGTTGGCTGCTACTCCAATCCATCTTCAATTATTCCAATAATGGCATTATTTAACTCAATAGCGATACCTTTTTCACTTCCAAATACCAATTCTGCACGTAATATCTCAAAGGTTGTTTCGTCTTGGCTTATTTGATGAAGTCCATGACACTCTTCAATAGTAGGAGGGTGCTTAGTTGTTATTCTATTATACGTTACCAATAATTCAGCTTTAATATCCCCTATTGGTATTGATTTGGTTATGTTGTATTCTGTATTTTTCATGGTTGATTTATTAGTTGCAACAAAAGTGAACGGTTAGGCAGAAAACTAAGAAAACTAAACGATACCAACTACACCCTTTCTCATTATTATTCCCCATTGTATTTTGTTTTTCAAGTGATTTAAAATAGTCCTCTAATGTCCCAATACCAAACCTTTGTCTTTCTTCGTCGGTCAATTTCCTCTTTTCGCCACACATAGAGCATTGCATTTCGGACGCTTCTTTTGGTGCCGTGTGGGTTAATTCGTAATCGTGTTCACCATCATTCAAACAATCGGCAATATCCGCAGAATAAGAATAAATAATAGACGTAGTAAACACAAATGATTTTCTACACTCGCTACACTCCATTTGATGATTAACATCTTGCTCGCACCCAAATCCATCATCGTGATTTACGTCTTGCCAATGACCACAATAAGGGCATTCTATATCTTTACTCATAACTACTTGTTTAATGATTTAATGTACATTTCATATAGTTGACTTTCGTCACAAGAGTTTTGAAACCTGCTTACATCCTCATATAGCCACGATATAAACGCTATTACTTCTTGCTTAGAATAATCTTGCATTGCGGTAAATATATTACCCATATTATCTCCCAAAAAATCTAACTCTATAACATCTAAATGCTGTTCTAAAAAATCTATTTTTGTTATACTACTCATTGGTTATTTGCTTTAGTGTTACTATTTCGTGTGGTACATCTTGGGTTTGTCTAGCTAAATTAAAAGCAGCCGTTTTGCCACACCTTCTTGCTTGGGATATAAATGGAGTATATCCTTTGGTATCACATTCCTTTATAAATTCAGCCATTTCGACTATTTTGCTTGGGATAATATTTGCTTGGTTACTTATATTGCGATTGTTTTATAAAAATAGGTTCTTGGTGTACAGGCGTTGGCAATTCTCTTTTTGATTTTACTTGCTTTTCGTAGTTAGGCAAAAACTCTCCGAACTCTCTTAGCATATTTACCTTAGCCATTACGTGGAGCTTATCCGAAATGCTGCCTTTTGTGAAAATATTGAACGCTGTGCCTTTTGTCATTATTGGGTTTACGGTACTTACTTGTGTCCAATCTTTTATGTTATTTTGAGCATTAACAAGCATTTGTATTAAATCATCGGCACTTATGGTTTCGGCTATTTTATTTGCTTCATTTCTGTTCATTGGTCGTTTTTTTTGCTTATTCAAAATTAATAATACCCTTAATTAACTCACCTTAAATTATTATTAAACTTTTGGTTGGTATTTTTGATTCTCAAAACGAACCCCATTTTCAAGTTTATAAATCCAATTCAAAAAATGTTCAGCGTTATATGGGCTATTTACTTTTGATTTATAATAATCAAATGCCGACCTTAATAAGAATCCATCAAACATAGCCTTTGCTTCTGCAAGAAATGCTTCTGGCTCGTATCTTGGATACTCTCTCTTTTTTTCGTTCCAATTACTCATGGTTTATCTGTATTTAATGATTTAATATATTTTTCAAAAAGTAGTGTTTGATTATACCTTTCAGCACCATTAAAATAATAAACGCCATTACCATTAATAATCAAATCTATTTCCCAATTATTTTTATCACACCAAATACTAAACCCTACTGCATACTTCTCTACTATTGATGCACACGACTTAGCTACTTCGATATTACTATAACTGCACTCCTCAAAACCATGCTCAATTTTATCAAGCAAATCTTTCTCTATTGTATTCATTGGTTTAGTTTTAGGTTACTTAAATTAGTCTAGTCTAAACCAAAATAAAGCTCATTACTTAAATCGTCCGTGTTTGCCGTTTTTAGTGCCTCAATAAGATTCCCCTTACTTTCTTTACACAACCCATACCCATACTTATTATACCTATAAGACCGCTCAAATGTGGACACGGGGAATAAAATATCTTTCTCTAAAACTAATTTTTTTATCACTAAATGCTCAAAGAAATATTCATGGTGCAAGCACTTGTATTCTATATTTTCACTTGGCGGGTTAAATGGCAAATCAGAATCGGCGATTGTTATGTTTTTATAGTAACAAAACTTAGTGATAGAAAAGTCAAATTTTTCTAGTATCTCGGATGGCGTTCCAAATTGACTACGAACCAACTCTATTCTAATATTCGTTTTCTTATTTTTAAACGCAATAGTATTTTTATTTTCATAAGAAAAGATATAGTCTTCGTTACCTTTAAAGTAAATACTAGCTTCCGAGAAATCACTTTCGCTATTGAAGAAAATGTCCACATCTTTTATCCTGACGCCCTGAAAAACATTTTTAAAGCAGCCTCCTGCAATAAACCCTTTATGCCCAATCATATATAAGTCCAAAAATCTAACTTTATACAACTCCGATGCCTCCCTATCAATAAATTTGTTCATTATTTTTTTTCTTAAAAGTTAAAATGTAGTTAGTTGTTTACAGAATATTACCCGTTTTTAAAAGTGTGTTATCGGCAATAGCTTTTCTAATCCAACGCATATACGTTATAGCTTTTGATTTTGCCAATAATGTAGCAGTCCCAATATCATCAATGGGTACAGGGAAAATAAATTCAGTACCATAAGGTACATCTTGCTCAACATTTACGCCTTTTACTAAATAGGTTATTCGATAGTAAAAAACACCTTGTCTATAACTATCAAAAAATACATAATTGTCCTTGATTAAATCCTTAATATTCATCGTTTTTTAGTTTGATAAAGCAAATGTATAGCGTTACAGAATGTAATCCAAAAAATAATTTAAAATTTACGTTTTATTTTTAAAATAAATTCCGTTACCTTTGCTAAAACAATTAAAACAGTATGGAAAATTTAGTAAAATGCGATTCAGAAGATATAGTAGTCGCTAAGATTTTTTTAAAGTTAGAGGAATTAGAGAGACCGTTAAGATGGTTGTCTAATAAATGTGGATTTAATTACAACTCATTTTATGCTATAATGAGGCAAAGAACCATGAGGCTTACCGATGCCTACCTTGTAAAGATTAATGAAGTATTACTCACCGATTATTGTGTAGAAAATGGCGGACAATTATAACAGCCAATTAAAAGACAAAAGGTGGCAAATAAAGAAAGGTGGAATATTGTTAAGGGATAATTACACTTGCCAAAATAGAAAATGCACAACTCCTACTAATCCGTTAGAGGTTCACCACGTTATGTATTTGGGTTATGATTTAAAGGCTTGGGATTATCCTGATGATATGTTGCTTACACTTTGCGATACCTGCCATGCTGCTGAAAGTTGGCGACCAATATTAGAAAGGCACTTAGCCACAACCCTAAAGATGAAAGGATTTCTCATGTCCGACCTATTAGCACTTTCATCTAAAATAGATTCGGATACCGAGTTTACAAAAACATTGCTTAACACTTTAAGAAATATGCAGAATGGCTAAAGATACTTTTTGGTTTCCACACGATTTTGAACCTACGTCCGACCCTAAGATACAGGCACTATTAGCAGAATATGGCGGTATTGGGTATGGTATATATTGGAGATTAGTAGAAATGATACATAGTGATAATTCACACAAGATACCATTGAAGCAATATATATTTATAGCAATTGCTAAGCAAATGTCAGCAAATACCAAGCAAAATAAATGCAAAATTCAGCAAATAGAAATTACGCCAGATTGCGTAAAGTGCTTAATAGAAGACTGTATTTTAATTTTTGAGTTGTTTTTTAGTGACGGGAATTTCTTTTGGTCGGACAGAGCTAATAGGAATTTAGAAAAAAGAGCGGAGATTTCAAAAACTCGTTCTGAAATTGGCAAAAAAGGAGCAATTGCTAAGCAAGAGCAAGCAATTGCTAAGCAAAACGAAGCAAAGGATAGGAGAGGAGAGGAAAATACATTAGAGAGTTCTAATACTCTACATAATCAAGTTAAAAACAATAGCGAAATTTTTGAAAAAAAAATAAACGAAAATCATGGAGACGAATTTATCAGCACAAATCCTACACAGGCAGAGTCTTATTTTGTTAAGCGAAATCGTGAACTCCGAGAAATTAAGGCAAAAAGACTTGCGGGTATTGCACACGAGGTTGTCGAGCAAGATGGCAATATCCCAAATGGATGATGAGGATTTGGAAATGAACTTGAATGAGTTTACCGAAAGGGTTGGATTACTAACGGGTATCGCAATGCCTTCAAGCGAAAAGTTTTTGAAACTGTTTATCGAAGAACTTACCATCTTGCTAAAATTGCCGAAATTTAATAACCTATGCGTAGAAGAACTTTTGCTTGCAGCCCGTATGAGTATCGAAGGTGGAGTTCGGTTTGTAAATGGGGACTACATGGATAGGGTTGAATTGCTTGGCTCAAGTATTAGCGTTGATTATGTAGCCCAAATCCTAAACCAATACTTAATCCTAAGAAACGGATTAGACGGAATGATAAAAAACATTGTTGACGGTCATTAGAAAAACAGACGATTTTATGGATTTTTCAGTACTAAACGAAATTGAAGGATTACAATTTATTCCTGTAAACGATAAGAAACAACCATTGGTAAAGGGATGGCAGGATACAGTTACAAAGCATAATTTATCAAATTGCTATGGAGTTGGATTGGTTTGCGGTAAGCCATCGGGCAATGTCGAGGCATTGGATTTTGACCTGAAATATGACCTATCTGGCAATTTGTTTGAGAGATATAAGCAATTGATAAATGGTTATGAAAAAGGATTGTTGAATAAATTGGTAGTTCAGAAAACAAAAAACGGCGGCTTTCATATCATCTACCGTTGCCCAAAAATCGAAGGCAATTTGAAACTTGCAAATCGCTCAACTACCGAAGATGAAAAGAAAAAAACCTTTGACGATACGTACGTTGCCGAAAGTTTGAAAGGAAAGGATGATACCGAAGCTAAAAAGGTAGCAAAAAAAACTGCTGACAACGATAAGGTTAGAGTGTTAATCGAAACTCGTGGGCTAGGTGGTCAAATCGTTATTTCTCCTACGGATGGATACAAAATGATATTTGGAGATATTCAATCCATCACAGAAATTTCAGAAGCCGAAAGGGATATGTTGGTTGGCGTTGCCCGTCAATTTAACGAATATCTTGAAGAAGCGATTACATACAACGCTAAGGATATTCCAAAAACGGCAGGAATAAGCCCATTTGAGGACTTTGATAGCAGGGGTGATGTAATTGCTTTGCTTGAAAGAAATGGATGGAAAATTGTAAAGCAAAAGGGGCAAAAGACTTTATTGCTACGACCAGGGCAAAGCACAGCCGAAAGTAGCGGTAATTATGACCATGCAAGAAAGTGGTTTAGCGTTTTTACTACAAGTACGGAATTTGAGCCACAAAGGGCTTATCGACCATATGCTGTTTTTGCCATTTTAGAGTGTAATAAAAACTTTTCAGAAGCATCAAAAAAACTACTTGATTTAGGGTATGGTGAAAGACAAGAAACCAAGAAAGAAGAAAAGCCAAAAGCACCAAGTACAAGAGTAATTCAATCGAGAATTAATCCTGATGATAACGATTTGTCTTTTTTAGCTGATGGGAATGATTACGGGGCGTACTTACAGAGCGTTAGGGATGGTACGCTTGAAATGGGCAAGACAACAGGATTTCCAAGTTTAGACGAACATTTTTTGCACAAGCAAGGGAACTTGGTAATGACAAACGGTGTAGACAATAGCGGAAAAAGCGTTGTAACTTGGTATTTGTATTTGCTTGCTGCTATGTATCATGGATGGAAAGGTATTATCTTTTCAAGTGAAAATACTCTTGGTGCTTTCATGCGAAAAATGATACAATTTTATTGGGGGAAACCGCTTTACGGGCAGTATAAAATGAATGATTTGGAATATAAAATTGCCAAAGATTTCATTGAAAGCCACTTCAAACTTATACGCTCACAAGAGGACTTGTATAATTACAAGGACATTATGAATATGGTAAAAAAAACAAGAAATAAGTTTGGAGATTTTAATTTTGGAATGATTGACCCTTACAATTCCTTAAAGATGGATTTAAGTGGATTTAGTAAGTTAAGCGGACACGATTACCATTATGAAGCCCTAAGTGAAATAAAAGCTTACGGGCAGAAAAACGATTTTAGTTGGATAGTAAATAACCATGCGGTAACAAGTGCTTTACGGGCAAAAGATGGAGAAAAGAAATATCCACTTGCTCCAAAAAAAGAAGATACAGAGGGTGGCGGAAAGTTCCCAAATAAAGCCGATGATTTTTTAACTGTTCACCGTATTACAGGACACCCTACTGATTGGATGGTTACAGAAATTCATGTCCGAAAAATAAAGGATACGGAAACAGGTGGACGACCAACCCCGTTTGATGTTCCAGTAAAGTTAGAAATGTATAAAGGGCAATGCGGATTTATCGAAAGACTTGAAGAAGGGGGATACCCCGTTGACCCTGTGGTAAAATGGCACTTACAAAACGAACCTCAACAACAAGTAATAACTAACTTAATAAATGGTAGTTGGGATGATGGATTAGAAAAAGGATTTTAATTAACAAACAATAAAACAAAAACAACAATGGCAAAGCCTGATTACAAAAAACTATGGGAGCAACAAAAGGAACAAAATATTTTGCTGCGTACCGAAAATGAAAAACTGTATGCACTAAATGGGCATCTTTCAAATAAAATTGATGATGATGTTTCATGGGAACAACTCTACAACAAACAACAAGGACAAGCAACTGGTATTATGAGTTGCTTTAAAGAATTATTAAAATCAAAAATAAACAACAATGATTAAGCTACAAATTATCGGACATTTAGGAAAGGATTGCGTTGTGAGTAGTGTGAACGGCAAAACGGTGATTAATTTCTCAATTTGCCACACTGAAAAGTACAGGGATGCACAAGGGGCACAGAAAGACAAATCAACATGGTGCGATGCGTCATTTTGGACAGAAAAGACAGCTATTGCTCCATATCTTAAAAAAGGTGGGCTAGTGTACGTTGAAGGAACGCCTGATGTAAAAACCTACACCACACAAAATGGAACTACTAACGCCAACTTAACGCTTCGTGTTATCTCTGTACAGTTACTTGGCGGCAATCAAACTAACCAACAATCCCAACCAACAAGTGAACAAAACTTTCAAAGCACAGTAGGTGATAAGCCAACGCAGTTTGTTCCTGACCCCATTGATGATTTGCCTTTTTAGCCTTACCTTAAAATAGCCTTAAACTTTATGTAGTGTATTGTTTAAGGTTGTTTTTTGAATTAATTTTGAATAAATATAAATCTTATTTATGGCTTACATTTCAGTTGATGTTGATATTGATTTAAATAAAATTGATACCGATGATTTAGTTGGGGAAGTTTGTAGGAGAATGAAAAATAGTATTAGTAGAAAAGGTTTAACTGACAAAGAAAAAGCAATAGTAAAAGAAACTTTTTCCGAATTAGAGGAATCTTTGTCCTTAACACCTACCGAGTATATTGAGGTGAAAACGTTAGATGATAAAATAAAGTATGAGCATTTAGTGAAAGTGTTTTCAAAATACACACCATCTGAAATAGAAAACAAGCTGCCATGAAATACACTCCACCACAAACATTCATTCACGATGGGAAGAGTTACCAATTTAAAGAAGTAAAAAATACCAATTCAAAAGGAGAAAAACTACCAGAGCCTTCTTATTGGTACACTATTTTAAATGGTAGAGACAAAGGAAAAGATGTTCCTTTAGTAGAAAAACAAATTGAATGGATGAAAAATAATTAGTCATGCCAATAAAAGATAAATCAAAATACCCTGCAAATTGGATTAGCGAAATACGTCCTGCAATACTTGAAAGGGCTGGTAATTGCTGTGAAATATGTAATGTGCCAAATAAAGAACTTATTTGCAGAGGTAGTATAAGCGGTATAGAGGTTTGGCAAAATGACAACGGGGAATGCTTCAACCTAACTGATGGTCAATATTTAACTTCTACATATTGGGGTGATATTTCAAAAAAGCAAGCTAAACTAGTACGAATAATTTTGACCGTTGCACATCTTGACCACGATACTAACAACAACGATTATTCAAACTTAAAAGCATTGTGCCAATTACACCACCTTCGACATGATGTTGAGTTCCATAAGAAAAATTCGACTGAAACTAGAATTAAAAAGAAACAACTTCAAACATTATTCTAAATGCCTAAACTAACCACATCCGAAAGGTTTACAAAGTTCCATGAAAAGAACCCACACGTTTTTGTTTTATTTGAAACTTATGCTTTGCAGTTAATTCATGCAGGGAAAAAGAAGTTCGGAAGCAAGATGATATATGAGAGAATAAGATGGGATAGCGAGATAAAAACAACTGGCAGCAAATTTCACGATGAAAAAGGAGAGGAAGTAAGAGTAAAACTATCCAATGATTTTACGCCTTATTATTCTCGAATGTTTGCAGAAAAGTATCCTAATTACGCTAGTTGCTTTGCTTTTAAACCTATAAAAAGCTAGATTAAATGGCAAAAAGAGTTCTCACTCCCGAAGAAACATTGTTTATAAAGGAACACCCAAACTATACCATAAGGCAACTTGCTTTCTGTTTCGACATGTCCTCATCTTGGTGTTGGAGAGAAAAAAACAGCGTATTTGGCAGAAAATATAAAAAAATGGGGCGATCTTATACCGCTAAAACAAGGGGGGAAGCTAAATTATTTGTTGACAACGGGCTAGTGTCTACTTTTAATTATAAAAGCATCCCGTTTTTATCAAAGCAATTATCATTTTTAACCAGGCAAGTTTCCAATATAGCTAAAAAGAAAAGCGGGCTTACTTATTTCATAGTTTCCCCAAATACGGATAACGCAACCCCGCTTACCGACAAAGAAATAGATTTTTATAAATTTAAAAACAAAACAAAATGCACGCAATAGTTTCTTTTGTCACTTTCTCGTTTTTGATAATATACATTATAGGGGCAATTAAGGCTTATGTAGCGATAACCGACTATAACCATACGCAAGCTCTATTATCGCCTAAAAAAAGGAACGTGGTTAATGTTTTTTGGTACTTATCGTCTTGGCTTTACTTCGTTGCTCCGTTACATGAAGATGATTCTGACAATTCAGAAGAAAAAGACAATAATGATACACCTAATTGCAGCAAGCACTTTGACCATTATTTATTCAATCCAACAAGCAAAAATTAAGTTTATGAATATTCAACACACCTCCAATAACGTTCCTTACGAAACAAATTGGACAGCCAAACTGGCTTGTTTGCTTCCAATTAAAAATACACATACACTAGACCAGGTGCAACAGGCAAAATACGAACTTGATGCAAAGTACCTTGATTATGATGTAGAAATTAACTGGCAGAACGCCTAAACTCGGTTTTACGGATTATTAATAGGATTACCCGTTGCCTTTCTAGGTTTACGGGTTTTTATTTTTTGCAATAAAAAAGCGAACATCAACAAAGACGTTCGCTACAATAAGCCCCGCAGGGTTGAACTAAAAATCACAAACCAAACCTATCATAAACATCTTCATAAAGAGATTTCTTAGAATAGTCGTGTTGTATTCTAACGGGCTTAGGTTTAGTTAATGATTTTCGCTTTCGTTTTTCATTGCCAAATACTTCTTTATACCATCTGTTAGCGGTATATTCCGAACAATTAAGAAGGATTGATAAATCCAAAAAGCTTAATGTTTTATTTTCTTCAATTATTTTCCTTTGCTCTATTGATAGTTTCATAAATGTTATTCTTTTCCATTAAAAAATATGCTTACCAAATTACCAGAAACAATCCATCCTAAAGTCCAGGCTATTGCTATGAATATTACTTATTTCATGGTTGGTTATATTTATCATCAAAGTATTTAGTACCTCCAGTCCAAAACTCTTGCTTTGCTTCTTTCATTTGTCCTGCTTCAAACGCATCTGCTATTGCTTGCTTTTCTTTGCCTTTTGCTTCGGAAATAATATCCCTACCTATCATATCCTTTCCTAACTCTGGTATATGGCTTAGTAAAAAGTCGATTGGTGTTTGCTGTTTCATTTTTATACTTGTTTAATTTGCTCTAAAATTTATTAGTAATTTCTAACACCGCAATCCAAGCATTCATCAAGCCCATCTTGCCTATCAATATTTTTATGTGGGCAAACCTTTTGTTTGTCGGATATTTCACAAATAAGCTTCTCCCTTTCACCAAGGCTTTCAAACTCTATTACTTCACTTGTTATTTTCATGGTTGGTTATTGTTTAGGTTTCTTAAATTAGCGATAGCTTTTTGCGTAAGTTGTTTCTGACCTTCGTAAAGATGTTCTAATGACGTTACGTAGTCTTGAATTATCTTTGGGCAAGTTTTTAAAACTTTCTTTACCTCGATAACGTCTATAGATTTTACTGTCAGCCCTTTAGGAGAAAACTCTCTTTCCATGATTGGTTATTGTTTAGGTTCAATAAGGTCTTTTAATGCTTTTTTATAGCCGAGTTTAAATGATGTGGGAGAATTACATCTCCCCGTTTCGTTTACTTCAACCCATACTTTATAACTACCTTTTTCTATTGCTTCATCTGAAAGGTCGATTATATTGCTTTTTTCAATTTCCGCAATAACATCTAAACAAGCATCAGCAGCAATAGCATCTTCACTTAATGGTCTGTGAATATTGTTTTGCAGTTTTTCGGAAGCAGATTTTTTGATAGCATCTAAATCACTTTTTTTGATTAGGTAATACTCTTGGCTCATTGGTTATTGTTTTAGTAGGTTGTTAGGAGGTGTTGGCAATAGCATCCAATGAGTACATTTTATAGGTAATGAACCGCCATCCCAATCTTCATTGTATCCCCAAAATGTTTTTTTACTATTTGGCTTATGGTGCTTTGACCGATATTCACCTAAATTTATTTTGCCATCAAATACCAATATCGTTTTATTTTCTTCGGGCAACTTGTCTTTAACTGAAATCCATTGCGGTTGCTGCAACTCCCAAAACTCTTCTTCACTAAATACATACTTATCTTGCTTCTTTAGCCAATGGGTTATCCCTGAATTTTTGGGGAACATTTTTATTCTACCAACTGACCAAACATTTTCATCTGCGACCCACATGGCATCAAACGGGCTAATTAATTTCGGATTAATTACAATATAAGTGCCATTTTTATTTGGTAATTCCGTATCTACACTTACAGGCACATACACTTCTTGCTTAGTTAGTTTCATTGGGTTGTGTTTTTAGATTAATCCGAGCGCTTTTGATGCCTCTCTTAATTGGGTTAATGTAAATTCTTTATTAAAATAGTAGCGGTCGGTAGCTTTTTTTAGCTTCATAAACAAGGATTCGCACTCTAACTTATCCAATATTTCCTGTTTAGTTAAATACAATTGAAAATTACATTTGGAAAAATCCTTGTTTACGTGCATCAATGTTGCTTTTTCTATCGGATACCTACTATCATAACCTTGAAGATAAAAATACTTATTCCCTATTTTCCCTATTACATACTCTTTTATTTCTATTGGTTTACCTCTTTCAGAAACGGCTCTATATAAAACTTGCCCTACTGTTAATTTATCCATTGGTTTTAGGTTTTTGAAGTTCTGAAATAAGGGCATCACCCGTTTCTGCCGCCCATTGTGCTAATACCTTGTCATCTGTAAACTCTTTATTTGCTAGGTATCCTTGCATTGCCGCCTTAGCTGCTTCAAATCTCATAGCATCAATAGTGGGGTGGTTTTCTTTGGCTAAGGACACTACTTCTTGAATGTCCGAAATAACTGCGCTAAATCCTGATGTAAATTCGTACCAATATAAAAATGTATCTACATCTACTATTTTACTTAATCTATCTAATGCTGTTTCCATTTTTAAATATTTTTAACGTCATTGATTAATATTATTGTTTGCTCTCTTGCGTAATCTTCAACACTACGCTTTTCATCTTCTGTCAAATCTTGCCATGCGATATGTTCTTCGTGTCCAAAATCAACTAAATCAATTTCTTCAACTGTTGAGCTTAATTGCATTTCAACTTTTACTGTTGCCATAATAAATACCGCTATCGTTTACGGTGTCCTTTTTTTTATTTTTGATTATTGTATTTAACTTTTAGTTGCAGACAAAATATTTTTCTTGGTATTCCCATAATTACCTGCTAAATAATTGCCTACATGGGCTATGATTGCTCCTGCTTGATGAAGTGTAAGGGGCTTGCAATTCATGGCATCGTTTTTAATAGCTAACAAATCTGCGTATGCAGCCTTAACGGGAACTTCGCTATCGGCAATAGTGTTAAATCTTTTTAACAGCAAATTCCAATTATCGGCATTTGTTTCATCTGAAAATTCTTTTGACTTGGGTATCATTTTTTTATTTTAAAGTTAGAAAAAGTCTTTTGAGTGTTCTATCGCGTAATTTGTTAATTGAATTTGCTGCCAATTAGGAATGGAGGTATCTTTTTTTATCAAAACCATCAATCGTTCCAATTCCTTCGTATGTCCCGTTTCCTTAATTTCCAACTTGTATAAATCAAATTGGCTTTCTTCGCTTTCCACTAATTTCAACGGAGCAACATACTGCACATCTCGTATCGGAGCTTCTGCTCTTTGAATTACCTTATGAAAGGCTATATCAGGTTCTACATGGAAGGTTTGATAGTATCTCTCCAAAAGCCAATCTACTACTCGTTGCTTTGTGGTCAACTTCGCCTCTCTTTTTTGAATAAAGTCTAAATGATTAGCGTCAAATCTTATTCCTGACGGACTTGTTTTTTTTGAGTCCTTGCTATAACCTCGTTCTTTCTTGTCTACCATTGCACAAATGTAGCACTATTGTAGCACACTAAAAAATAAATTTGGTTATTTTTTTGAACTAACCAAATTTATCCCCCCCTTTCCCTCCCAATCCTCCCTGATAAACGGGCAGTCCAAATAGCAAGCAAATTAACCCAAAACCCAAAATAAGCCCCAAATCCTCCTCCCTTACATCTACATATCCTATAGCTAGTTAAACAGCTTACAAATGCCCAAACAATACAGGTTACAATACAAAATGAGCAGCAAACGCAATAGTATAACGCATACCAGGCAGCAAATACAATAGTTTCACGCCTACATCATTCGCAATGCCTAACCAATACCACAAGCCAAAGGCAATTTCAAAAACGTAAACGAGTGCCACCCTATCTGTAAAAGTCATCACCCCTTTACGGGCATCGACCTGTGAGTAGTGGGGGAGGCTTAAGAAAGCGTAAGCGGACTAACTTTTTTTTGTTTTATTGGAGTAATGTGTTTAGGTTTGCTTTTTAAAATAAAATTTATGGAAAAAGAAATTTGGTTGCCGATAGTGAAGCCGATGGATTTAGTCGGAAAGTATGAAATAAGTAGTATGGGTAGATTGAAACGATGTGGCTACCTTATGAAAAGTAAAAAATGGAAGCCTGAATTAATTTTGTCTCTGAGCGTAAAAACTAAGTATTTGAAGTTTGCTTTTAAGTACAATAAAAAAAACTACAACATATCCATTCATAGATTAGTATGTTTGGCATTCCATGAAAATAATTGCAACAAGCCGCAAGTGAACCATAAAAACGGGATTAAGCATGATAATCGTGCAGTAAATTTAGAATGGTGTGACCAATCTGAAAATATAAGGCATGCTCAATCTATTGGTTTAATTAAAAAAGCGGTAATAAAGCAAAAGGTGCCAAGGAAAATAAGAGAGAAAGGGCTGAATACAAAAAAAATAATTGACACGAGCAATGGCGTCATTTACGATTCGATTGATATTTTGTGTAAAGAGAAGGGGTTATCGTCTAATAATATTCAAAGGCAAATATCTGGAGCTAGATGGTGCTATGTACCTTATAGGTATATTGGACAAGAGGATAAGGTAAAAATACCGCCACCGCCAATTCCAAAAGTAGAAAAAATTAAAGAAATAAAAGTCAGACCACCTAAAAAGGTGTATATACCTCACCCATTGGAACGAAAGAAGATGGCAATGTATGATGTGAGCGGCAACTTAGTTAAACTATTCGATTCAAGTACCGAAGCTGCCGAGCATGTAAAATCTAATCCTGATACATTTAGAAGGGCAGTCAGAAGAAGCCCAAGAAGTTTTACGAAGGGATATGTTTTTAAATACCTTTAGTACATTGGTTTGAACATAGTCCTATGAGGGTAGTGGTTTTCTTATGTGATGGCTATGTGATTTTTGCTACTATTTTAATTAGAATTTAAGGTTGGTGTTGGGTATTGTGCTTTATGTTTGCATTGTTGTTTGAAACGGTTCAATGAGTTGGCTGAAACGCTACGCATGACAGCTCTGATTTCCGACCGAAAGGAGGTTATTATTTCAACTGTCCAACTACGGAATAATGAGTACGTTTACCCGTTACTTACAACGATTTTTAAAAATAACTACGGGTGTTTAATAAGTGGGTTCAAATATTTTTATAGATAAATCGTGTTTGATGGGAAACAACGGAATAGGCAACGTTGCCACGAATACTGTACACCTTTTTTAAAACACTAAACTTCGTACCTGTTGTAGCAATAGAAGTGTTGGAAAGGCTGCAATGAAGGTTTCCAAACCCAAGAGCAACGGGTCGAACACAAGGTAAAAAAATACCCATGTAGGATGCTTAAACAATCGGTGGCTTAGTGAGCTAAATGGGCGGCAAGGTATGACCTGCAAGGTGGCTCAAAGCCATCGCTGTCCACACGTCAAATCCCAAGTAAGAAAGGTAAAAGGGTAGGATAGTGAGGTTATAAGAAAAGGCACAGCGTAGGGGTAGTTTCCCGAAATAAAACTGACTTATGTGTACTGCTTGTAAATAGCTACCGATAGTATTACCAACGCATGAAGGGGAGCGGTAAAAGATGCAACCGCTCCCTATTTTAAAAAAGTTCTTTTAAATATATTCTATGTTGCTTTTTTGTGGCGGAATTGGAAGACGCACGGATGGTAATGACATCGTACCTAGCCGCAGAGCGAGACGGCGTATTGGTTCAAGTCCAATCAATTAAGCAGCATAGATAACTTACTTGTGTGGTGGAACAGATAGCGGGTGTAATGCACATGGCACAGGCAGATGTCCAAAATTATAAGTCCAAACCAACCTCCTGAGGGTCGGGAGATACCCAAGAGCAATATCAGGCAAGGTGCATGCATCACACATAATTTTTTTTCATGAGCAGTTGGTTTTGTTAAAAGGACTTCGTTTCTACGAAGTCCAATTTTTTAAGCAAATCTTAATTGGAACTTACTCTATCATACGGTGACCTTTGTAAAGTCAGCTACTTTAGGTAAACAATAAAAAATCAAACAATAAATTTTAATTAATCTTTTGCTTGTTTTGATTAAGACCATTGCCGATTTTTATGCCAATTTAGTAGCTGGCTTTTTTTAAAACTTAACGAAATGATTAACGACTATCAAAAGGTACTGGCATTAGTAGAGGCATCTAATACTCCACAAAGACTAGATGATTGTAAGGATGCGGCAGAAATATTCCTAGAAAAATACCGAACACTACCAGGAATACACAAATACTACGAAAAAATACTAAACGCAATACTCGCAAAAGAAAATATAATAGACTAAATCTAAAAACAAATAAACTAACCTACAATGAAATCACTAATAAGAGAAATAAGGCTGTACATAGTAGTGAAACTTATTGGATGGGCTTTTGATATTTGCCCAAATGATGCTCCTAAAACAAAAGCGTGGTTTACCGAATTACCATTTGAAAAATAATACATAATGCACATAGATAAAGTAACAATAAGCGAAACGCATGAGATAGTGCTTGGAGAAAAGACACTTCGCTGGCAAAAAATAGAAGCATCGGTAGTATTAGAGC